CAATCACACAATCTGGAACGGGAAACCATAACGCTTACATAAAATCCTGTGGTAATTGCAATAATAATGATGCAACTATCACGCAATCAGGTAGTGGAGCCAAAGACGGGGATATAGAATTTAAAAATAACTCGTCTGATAACAATATAGTCAACTTAACGCAAAGCGGTAATGGCACTCATGTCGGGAATATTTTGGTTAAACAGGGCAGTTATACAGTCAATGCCACACAGTCAGGTTCGACAAACCAGAATTACACAGTAACCTTGGATTGCACAGGTACTTGCAATAAGACGATTACAGTCAATCAATATGATTAGATATGTGCAGTAGAAGTAACTTGGACATGACATAGCTGATAAAATCTTATATACTCTCAAAAAGTTATGTGAGAGCTACTATGGCATCAGAACAAAAAGTTCTAGGTTGGTTTAAATGAATTTTAAGTTATCTGCAATATTAGGGATAACTCTATTAATTTCTTTAGGGGCATTTAAACTTTACTACGATAAATCAGAAGCAGAGAAACAAGCAATAGCTACACAACTTCAGCAATCTATGGATAACCAGTTGTTACTGGAAAATTCCATTGCAGAACAAAATGCTCAAATAGCAGAACAACTGCAAAAGGAAAAAGATAATCAACAAAGAATTTCAAATTTAACGACAGCTAATAGTGCTGCACAGGAAGAGGTCAATAGATTAAAAAATACATTTGCAAAACATGATCTTAATATGCTTTCTATGGCTAAACCCGGTTTAATCGAAAGATTAGTTAATCGAGGAACTGCTCGGGTAGGAAAAGAATTGGAAACTCTCACTAACCCAAATCAATTTAATGAAGAAATTATTACTGACAACACTGATACTGACTAGCGGGTGTTCTACACTTGGTTCACGGTTTACTCCTCCCGAGGTAAGACCGGTAGAAGTTATAACTATTGAGAAGCCTGCTCCGATGTACCATCCTCCTTTACCTAATCAAGTTATAGCTATGCCAGTAGAATGGAAAATTCTTACACCGGATACCATGCAAAGTTATTTGAATGATCTTGAAAAGGGAGAGGCCCCTGCACAAGCATTTTATGGATTAACCAATAAAGGTTATGAGAATCTTTCAAATAATATGGCCGAAATAAAACGGTATATAAGACAAACTCTTTCAATTATTAAATACTATAGGGACAATGACCCTACTATAGAAAAAAAGGAAAAAAACAATGAGTAAAAAGGCACCAGATGCGTTTGTTTACAACGCTACATTAGACAGAATTATAGATGGAGATACCCTTGACTGTGTTCTGGACTTGGGATTTGATGTTAAACTACACAAGCAAAGAGTTAGACTTGCAGGCATTGATACACCCGAGTCCAGAACCAGGAACAAGGAGGAAAAAGTTTTAGGGCTTGCTGCTAAAGCAAGACTTAAAGAACTCTGTAGTGGTAAATTTAAAGTAAAATCACTAGGTAAGGGTAAATATGGGAGAATACTGGGTATTCCTTATACAGAAGATGGCGAAGATATTTGTCAAATGCTTGTTAAGGAAGGTCATGGTCGTGAATATTGGGGTGGTAAAAAAATCCCCTGGACATAGGAGTAAAGCATGGACTTATTTGGATGGATTAAGAAGACTCTTTTTGGAGATACGGAAAAAGTTAGGACAAGAGGTAAAAAAGGACGTTTTTTACCGGATGATCCAACTACTGCTAGAAATGAAGCCTGGACAACCAGACGTGTTCCCAAGAATAAAAAATATTCTAAATATAGAAAATCTACTAAAAAGGTAAAAAAGTGAGCGGTGAATTAATTGAAATGTTAAAAAAGCACGAAGGTGTTGAGAAATTTTGTTATAAAGATCACTTAGGATATGAAACTATTGGTGTAGGTAGAAATATCTCAAAAAGTGGATTAGGTCTTTCTGGTGATGAAATTGATTATTTATTGCAAAATGATATTGCCCGCGTTTCCCATGAATTAAGTAAAGAATATTCTTGGTTTGATGATTTAGACGAAGTAAGAAAAGATGCTCTCATAGATATTAGTTTTAATTTAGGACAAACTAGATTAAGGAAATTTTCTAATGCTTTGAAAGCTATGGAATCTAAGGACTACGAGGAAGCTGCTAATCAATTCATGGATAGTCGCTGGAGTGGGCAGGTAGGAAATCGTGCTAAAGAATTAACAGAAATGATTAGAACAGGAAGTTATTAAACCTAGTAAGATTAAATTATATAGTGTAGGATTGGAATTAAGATATGGACGATATTGACGTTGTTCAGTTTGTTTATAAGGTTATTCGAGAAAGAAGAACTCAAATAGTTGATATTCTTGAGAATAATGGAATAAAAGACATAGAACAGTATCGAGAACTTATGGGGGAGCTTAATGGCTTAAATCTTTTACGTCAGGAGCTTTCCGATATGCTAGAAAAACAGGAGAGGCTGAATGGCTGAAGCTGCAAAAAAAGAAGATTTATTAAAGTCGCTTTACGTAGAAGCAAAAGAAAAAACATTAGACCCCTCACTAATAGATCAACCCATTTTAGAACGTCTTCCAGCACCTACCGGTTGGCGAATACTTATTCTTCCTTATAGACCCCCCAAAGCCACTAAAAGTGGTATTTTATTAGCTGATAAAAGTTTAGATGAAGCTCAAATACAAACAGTAGCTGGTTATGTTTTAAGATTAGGGCCTCTAGCTTACAAAGATAATAAAAAATTTCCTGATGGACCTTGGTGTAAAGAAAAACAATGGGTTATTTTTGCCAGATATGCCGGTTCACGTTTTAAGATAGAAGGGGGTGAAGTTAGAATCCTTAATGATGATGAGATTTTAGCTACTATTAAAGACCCTGAAGATATTTTGCATAATTAGAGAGGATTATTATGGCCAACGCAGAAGTACAAGCAACCGAAGTAGATACTCAACAAGTTCCTTTAGATATTACGGAAGAGGAGCAAGTGGTAGAACTTGAATCAGAAGAAGTTTCACCTAAGAAAAAAAGTGCTAAGAAAAAAAGTGCTAAGAAAAAAGAAGAACCTGAAATTATTGTAGAATCCGAAGAAGCTTCGGAGCAAGAAACAGAGCAAGAAACAGAGCAAGAGCAATATAGTAAAACCGTTCAAAAAAGAATCAATCAATTAACTAAACGTGTTAAAGAAACAGAACGTGAACGTGAAGAAGCTGTTAGATATGCACAGACCGTTCAAAAAGAAGCTGAAAATGTTAAGACAAGGTTGCAAGCTTTAGACCAAAGCTATATTTCTGAATATGGAAGTCGAATTTCTGCAGAACAGGCACAAGCGGAAGCTGCTTTAAAGAGTGCTGTCGAAACGGGAGATTCCCAAGGCACTGTAGATGCCCAGCGTCAATTAACTCAATTAGCTGTTGCCGCGGATCGTTATGAACAGGCTAAAGCACAGCAGGAACAACAAAAATCTTTGTATGAAGCACAGGTAGCACAACAGACAGCTAATGCTCAAGAGATTCCTCAAACACCGCAACCTATTCAAAAAGCTGATCCCAAAGCTGAAAAATGGGCTGCCAAAAATGATTGGTTTGGGGAAGATTATACAATGACCTTTGCTGCTTTCGGTATTCATAAAAAGTTAGTTGAGGAAGAAGGATTTGATCCGCAATCAAATACATACTATGATGAGTTGGATAAACGAATAAAAAATGAGTTCGCACATAAGTTTAAAGAAGATACTGGAAGAAAGACCGCCCAAACGGTAGCGAGTGTATCTCGCGGAAGTAAAGCTGGGCGCAACAAGGTTAGACTCACCCCGAGCCAAGTAACTATTGCTAAAAAATTGGGTGTGCCACTAGAAGAATACGCTAAATACGTGAAGGAGTAATCAAGAATGACTGAAGATACTAAGGAATTAAAAAATTCTAAGGAAGATTTACAAGCAATTCAACGAACTTCTCGCGCCAAAACAACTAGGAATGCTGCGACTAGGCGTAAGCCGTGGCAACCACCGTCAATGTTAGATGCACCTCCTGCACCGGAAGGGTTTAAACATCGCTGGATACGTGCTGAAGTTAGAGGATTTGATGATCGTCAAAATATTTCAGCAAAATTACGCGAAGGTTACGAACTTGTCCGTAAGGACGAATATCCGGATTTTGAAGCTCCTGTTATTGAAACAGGAAAACATGAGGGTGTATTTGGAGTAGGCGGCTTACTTCTTGCACGAATACCGTTAGAAACAGTGGAAGAGCGGACGGAATATTTTAGGAAAAGACATACCGACCAACTTGAAGCTGTAGACCACGATATGATGCGTGAGAATGCTCACTCAACGATGTCGATTACTAAACCTGATCGTCAATCAAGAGTAACTTTTGGTGGTCCACGTAAGTAACGTAGACCGAATTTTAGCTTTTAATTGGAGATTATTTTATGGCAAATCAAGAAACTGCCTTTGGTCTTCGTCCTGTTGGGCTTGTTGGTGGAGCCGCAAATTCTACCGGTACTACCGAATATGAAATTGCCTCTGACAATACTAGTGCTATTTATCAGTTTGGTATCTGTGTTCCACTTGCTGCTGGCGTAATTACTTATGCCGGAGCTACAAGTGGAGGTACTACACAAGCATTAGGTGTTCTAACAGGCGTTATGTACCATGATTCTGTCAAGAAAAAGCCTGTTTGGCTTAATTATTGGCCGGGTTCCGGAAGCGTAAGCGTTGATACAAATTACCCTGTAAAAGCGTATGTTTCTGACAACCCAAATCAACTATTCCAAGTTGCTACAGATGCTAGTATTACCAGTAGAGCAACTGCTCTGACTGCTGTATTTGCAAATGCTACGCTTGGAACTTCTGCCCGTACCGGTTCAACTGATACGGGGCGTTCTAACTCAGCATTAAGCGTATCTTCAATCGCAACTACGGCAACTTTGCCCTTGCGTATTGTAGGTATAGTCGATGATGATGCAAATAGTGATTTTTCTGCAGCGGGTATTCCGTTGTTAGTAAGACTAAATGCTCATTTTAATGCTTCAACCCGTCGTTTTGATTCGCAGACTACTGCGGATTCAACCGGCATTTAACGGGGGATAAAATATGGCTATTTCAAGAGCACAATTAGCGAAAGAGCTTGAACCCGGACTAAATGCTTTATTCGGGCTTGAGTACGATAGATATGAAAAAGAGCATGCAGAGATTTTTGAAACTGAATCGTCTGATCGTGCATTTGAAGAGGAAACAATGCTATCTGGTTTTGGTACCGCACCGGTAAAAGCCGAAGGTAGTGCGAGCGTTGGCTTTTTCAATCACAGAAGAAGCGATTGAAGATAATTTATATGATAAGTTAGCTGCACGTTATACCAAAGCACTAGCTCGTTCTATGAGTCAATCGAAGCAAATTAAAGCTGCTTCAATACTTAATAATGCTTTCTCTACCAGTTATCCGGTTGGAGATGGTGCAGCACTTTGTTCTTCTTCACACCCATCAATTAGCGGAAATCAAAGAAATCTACTGTCAACGGCAGCAGATTTAAACGAAACATCGTTAGAACAGATGTTAATTGATATTGCAGGACTAACAGATGAACGCGGTCTAAAAATTGCAGTTCGTGGAATGAAATTAGTTATTCCAAAAGAACTACAATTTATTGCAGAACGTGTAATTAGTTCAAATCTACGACCTGCAACGGCAGACAACGATATTAATGCAGTGAAGTCAATGGGTATGGTTCCAGATGGAGCGGTAGTTAACCACTTCTTAACCGATACCGATGCTTTCTTCATTAAAACGGATGCGCCGAATGGGTTTAAATTATTTCAAAGGACTCCTATTCGCACAGCAATGGAAGGTGACTTTGATACTGGAAATTCTCGATTTAAAGCTCGGGAAAGGTACAGTTTCGGAGTATCCGACTGGCGTTGTGTTTTCGGAACACCTGGAGCTTAATTTAAAAAAAGCATCAAAAGAAAGGGCGGCACTTGTCGCCCTTTTCTTTTTGGGCTACACTCTTAAAGTACATTTTATCTAGGATTAATTTCCTTTATCGACTGACCTAGCAGACAAGCCAAGACGATAAAGTTTTTCTTTCGAGGAAAGTAATATGGCAAATACAACGTTTAATGGACCAGTTCGGTCCGAAAATGGTTTCAAAACCATTGATGTAACTTCAGGAACCGGAGCAATAACCGATGGTATGGTTATTAATAAGGATGGTAATTTCTACAATGACGCTGGCGGACATATTCAATATGCAGCAGCAACCGGATATGGACCTGCTGATCTAATAATAGGTAAAGGCGGTAGTCAATACGGTACGGTTGATCCTTATGCAGAAAGTTCAAGTCAATTATTTCCACTAGGTAGCAGATTACTTTACGGTAATACTGTTTATCGTTACGGTAAAATGGGAGCTGGTGCAGTAACAGCAGGTAAATGTGTAACTCACGCAGCAGCAATTGCTCATCACTTAGATATGGCAATTACAGCAGATGTAGCAGCAGGCGAAACTGTAATATCTGTTGAAACCGGCGGTACTGACCTAACAGCTAATCAATACGCAGGGGGATATCTCTACGTTAATGATGCGACAGGTGAAGGTCAAATGCTTAGAATAAAATCTAACCCAGCACACGATCACTCAGCCGATCCTTCTGTTGAGATTACTTGTTACGATGATTTAGCAACAGCTTTAGAATCGGACGACACTAAAGTAACGCTAATCCCTGATCCTAATAGTGCGCTTATCGGCCAAGCTGCCACAACCACAGGCGCAACAATGGGTGTCACAATTATAGACATGACAGCAGCCTATTATGGTTGGTTTGCAGTTTCAGGACCAGCCACAGTATTAACTTCAGGTACTTTAGTTGTAGGTAATCATGCAGTGCCACTAGGAGCAACTGGTGCAGTAGGACCAGCAGCAGGGGATGTTATCCAAGTAATTGGTGTGGTTATGATTGTTAATGTAACGACTGATTATTCACTAATTAACCTTACTGGTATTATCTAGGAGTAAATTATGGCCGGTTCTGATGTAAAGGCTGTTTTTATTACAGCAGATACACAAGCCTTAGATGCAGATGGTATATCCGCCGCTGCGGCTGTCGGAGAAGACGCTAGTTTAACGATTGGCGGAGCTCTGGCTTCTGGCGGTTCCTGTACCTTTGATGCTGGAAGAATAGTAACTATCCTAAGTGCTGGTGATGATAGCGGTATTTCGTTTACTGTTGCTGGGACAGACGTTAATGGAGATTCTCAAACAGAAAGTATTACTGGAGCTAATGCAGGTACTGCAACTGGTTCCAAGTATTTTGAAACTGTTACTGCCATTACGGCAGTAGGTGATCCGGCAGGAAACGTTTCTGCTGGGGTAAATGCTTCTGCCGGTGATGTAGTCTTTGAGGGTAGAGTACGTTTACAGGGATTATCCATTGTATGTTCTGGAACTGCGGGAACTTTAAGTTTTACAACCAGTACGCCTGCAGGCACATCACAAATGAAGTTAGGGTCAGTTGCCTCGGCAACAGCTACCCGTGATGTTACTATCCCGGATGAGGGCCTACTTTTTGGTAGTGGTCTTTATGTTCAATATACTGTTTCTACATTTGGGACTATGACGGTATTTTATGCGTAGAAGGTAAGCTATGGAACATATTTCTTTTTATACAGGATTGGAAAAAGAAATTTGTGATGAGATTAAAAACTGGTCACAGCATGCTTTAGAAAATCCTAACGAGAAGTATGGCGGATTACCCGTTTGTGCTTATGCTAAGAAATCCTGGCAAGAAAAAAGAGTCGGGTTTTCTTTTAAGTATTGCTCTAGTTATCAGCCTTTATCTACCATACTTTCAACTTTTGATAATACGTGTGACGTAGTTATCTTAGTTGATTTAGAGTATGAGAAAGATTCTGAAAAATTCCATGAATTTCTTTTAGGTATTAACGGGGCCATCTCCGAAGGTTTTTTTATACAAAAGGACCTTTGGGTAATGGGTTTTCATCCTAATGATGAAGTAAACGAAAATATAGACGATGGAACCTTTGAACCGATAATAGATACGGAATATGCTATGATATTTATTCAGAAATTAACAAAATTGCAGGAGTCCGCAGAAAAATTAAAAAAGACGGGATACTATAAGCATTATTTTGGTGATGACGAAACTCCCCATGTCTTTCAACTAAGGTCTGATTTTTATGAAAAATTACGACAGGAGATATAACAATGAGTAGAGTTAATTTGGGAGCCGGAGCACCTAAAAAAATGCGTGGTGGCGGCATGGTTAAAAAAACCGGCGTTAAGAAATATGTTTGGGGAGGTGCTGTTGCTGCGGGTGCGCGTGTAGCGGCAAAAGCAGTTCCAAAATTTACAAAAGCAAAAGCAAAATTAGCGGCTAAAAAAGCAAAAGCGGCGGCAAAAGCAAGTAAAGCGGCCAAAGCAGCAAAAGCGGCGGCTAAAAAAGCAAGTAAAGCAGGTGTAAAAGCTAAAAAAGCG